CGGAATACAAAAGCATTTGCGGTCAGGAAGCCGGACTCATATTCGGACAGCTTCAGTTCGGGTTCTTCTTCGCTTTCGCATTGAACATAGCAGGTGTGCAGGTCTAGCAGTCCGAAAGACCAACCGCCGTCGTTTTCGACATCTATGTCGATGCCAATTAGATGTTCGGTTTGTTCGGCGGCTAGTTGCCTAGCAATTTCTTCTGCCTTTGTTTCGTTATCTGCCGTGATAGAGAAGTTTCTATCGTGGTATTGGACAACTTCGATTTTGATATCAAATTCAGCCATTGTTATATTCCTCATCATCTGTTGCAAAAACCAAACAAATTACACCTTCTGAACCGCTTTCAACTTCATCGAAAGGCAGTCCAACTTTGTTAAGACGGTCTTTCAAATCCTTTACTGTGAAAACCGCGTTGTTCTCATCATCAAACTTTGGCATCGTTGTTCTCCTTCATTTCAAGAAGAATTTCGCCCCGTGCTTGAAGCATCTTGCCATAACGAATGTCGAGTTCTGGGTCACCATCGGTGCCCATTGAATGGTAATCATCAAGGTCATTATCAATCGCGACGATGACGGCTTCCCATAATTCAGGTTTCATTGTTACTTTCATTTCATTCTCCCGTAGTGATACTTAACATAACTCTTATATAATCCCACTACTACATATTGTCAACACATAAAAAAACCCCCAGAACTTGACGCTCTGGGGGCTTCACTACGGGAATGTAAAGCTTGGGGGCTCTACAAGTCCCTTTATATACGACTGTATGGGAATTGCAACATATATTTTTAGTCTAACTCGTCAGGATTTATAAGTCCTTGCTCTAACGCATCCAGCAGTTCATCGTCCGACAGGCGGTCTATCTCACGGGCGGCGAACTTGCGCTTAGGTGCTTTCTTCTTTTTAGTAACAACTTTTGGAAATTCAACAACTTTCTTGATATCGGCAGACACTTCGATGGTGGCATACCGGTGTTTACACTTCAGGCATTCTCTGTTCCGGCGTATTGTGCCGTCATCCGTGGGCCGTGAGTTATAAACTTTGCTTTTTGATTGACACTTCGGGCATATCACTTTGGCCTCCAATACTTAATTTACATACATAACATTTTAAAGAGCCGTCATCCGCGGCGGGCGGCATAGTAACTAGGCATTTTGGGCATCTGCCGGAGTCCAGTGCTTTTTGAATACGTCCGGCATCGCCAAAACTTTTTAGATATTGCAGTTCCCTATTCTTCGGTCTCTTCATCATCTTCGATTTCTCCTGATCCGTGGCATAGCTCACATTCCATAATCCGGCCTTCTAACTCTCCGCCGCGCCATGCCATTGGTGCGGGGACAGCTACTTCATATTCACACTCTCCCTCACCGCCACATTCTGGACAAGTTTTATATGTCATCGGTTACCTTCCCATCTGTAGAAGATGTGGTCATTTATCCGGACGGTTTGGTATTTGACATCTGCCCAAGCTGGGTTGACGTAATTGGCGTGATAATGTGTTGCGCCGTCAGTTGGATCGTATGTTCGGTTAGACATTGCCCCGAAGGATGCCATCACGGCCACTTGCCATGCGCGGTCATCACGAGGTTTGTCTGACTTGCCATCACAATAATAGCTGAACTGACACTTATGCCGGACGGGGAAATCTGCCTTCCAAGCATAAGTTGGCCCCTGTTTAACTACATCACAGATTGTGTTGGGGAACCGTGCATCTTCTACACGGTTTAACACAACGTGGGCTACGGCAGACTGCCCGACAAAGGGTTCGCCCCTTGCTTCAAAGTAGACTGCCGTAGCGAGGCACACTAGAGCGGCATCAAGCACGGCCTAGAGCCTTTTGCCGGTCGTAGTAGTCTAGGTTATGCTTCCGCACCAGTTCTTTATTATTTTTGTTCCAATGCTTTCTGGAACACTTTTTAGAGCAGAACTTGCGCTGTTGACCCGTGAGCCGTGTGCCGCATTGGGCGCAGTTTTTCCTGCCGTTCTTGCGCTTTACTTCGCGGCTAACTACAGGGGCTCTTTCCACCTTTTTATCCGCCATTGTGGCGGCGATTTCGCCTTCTATTTCGTAGCGGAGCAGGATGGCTCGTGCGCCCAGCATTTCCATTGTGCGGCGGGACACGGCCCCTGTTTCGTCATACTCGTGAAGAGCGAACTGTACTGCGTACAGAATACTATGCTTTTCGATACTCATTTGGTTCTCCCGTATTTGATCGACTAAGACGCTTTCTTTTTATTCTTACTGCCCTTGGGCCTGCCCCGCTTCTTTGGAGCATCCGACTTCTTGACTAGAGTCGGAGCAACTTTGGGCTTTTCCGGCTCAACAAAGAACATCGGAAAGAACATCTTCAACAGTGATTTCAACATTGGTAACCCTTCCTATAAGACTTAATGTTAATTATCCCATACCATAGCTAAAAAAATAGGTCAACCACATATAGTAGTTGCCTATTTGTCTTGAAGCTGTTTTACGCGGGTTTCTTTGTAACTTTCCCACATAATACGAAGCTGGCCCGAAATTGTTCGGCCCTCTGCTTTTGCTATTGTTCTTATCTGTTCGTACACCTCAATCGGCACCAAAACAGACTTCCATCGTGTTACATCCATTAAAAACTCCTAGATATGGTATTTATATAAGCGACTATATAGGAGATGTTGTATTTGCACAAGAAAAAAGGCCCCGCCGAAGCGGAGCCAGTCTAAGGGAGGAATACCATGAAAAAGCTTATTCAGCCTCGCCCCAGCTTGGGCCGATCTCAACATCGCATTTGCTTGGTATCTCCAAGGGTATAGCATTTTCCATTATGTTGGCAATTCCTTCTGCATCTTCACGATTTTTCACAGAAATAGCTATTTCGTCGTGAATTTGAATAAGCGGGATGCGCCCCTGTTCATAAATATTCACCATTGCCTGCTTGGTCATGTCCGCGGCGGACGCTTGGATAAGCCTGTTCAGGGCTTTATATGTGTATGCCCGCTTCAGTCTGGTGGTCTCGCCGTACTCTTTGACAGCATCTTGGTATGGCATAGCCTTGTTCATGGCGAACGTATCGGGCTCCCACAGATCGAATCGGCATTTGCGGCCTAGTATTGACCGGATAGAGCCGCTTGAGCCGCGGTCATTGAGCCGTGATTGGACGCCATTCATCAGTCCTTTAACGAACGGGACGCGGTCGTGGTACTGCTTAACCAGTCCTTTGGCCTCATCTACATCAATATCTAGCTGGTCGGACAGTTTATTAACGCCCATCCCGTACATCATGCCCAGATTGATTGTCTTGGCCTGTTTTCGCGGGATGCTAGCCATCTCTGCCACCATTGTATGGAAGTCCATGTTGGGGTCGTTGCGGTATCCCTCGACAAATTCTTCCACGCCAGCCATCTGTTTGCCGCGGGATTTGCCGTAAACATAGGAGTAATGCACCAAGATGCGCGGTTCCTGTTGCGAGAAATCAATCGCCGCCCACTGCTCACCTTCTTCCGGCAGGAACAGACTGCGTATCATCGGCCCCAACTCTGGGTCGCGGGCAGGGATTTGCTGTAGGTTGGGGTTTGACATTGATATGCGCCCCGAAACCGTACCGCCATCGTCTGAGCGGATTTGGTTGATATGGCCGTGGATGCGCCCATCTGAACGACAATGCTTCATAATAGTGTTGATAAACGTGCCGCTGGTTTTGTTCAGGTTACGGGCTTTGACGATTAGCTGAGCTAGCTCATGCGGGTGGTCGGATAGGAACGCTTTGGTAAATGACGGTGCGCCCTTCTCTGTTTTGGGATACGGAATACTTAATTTATCAAAAGCTTTAGATATAGATGCGGCGGCCCAGAGCTCTACGTCGGTGCCCGCCACATCTTTGATGCGTTTAATAATTTGTTTTTCTTCTTTAATTAGGTGGTTTCTGGTGCGCTCGACACGGTCTTGGTCAACACGGACACCGCGCCAAGTCATGTCAATCAGGCACGGTAAAAGCTGTAGCTCAAGGTTTGCTATGGGCCAGAGCTCTTCTTTAGTTAGTTGTGTGGACAGGTAGTTCCACAAATCGAGTGTAATCTCTGCATCGTTCTGTGCGTAGGGCCCGACATACATGGCAGGCATCTTCCACATCTCCGCTTTAGGGTCGAGCCCGAACTCACGGGCAGCTTCTTGCAGAGTTTTCTCTGTCTTGATTTTGCCCAGCAGGTCGTAGCAAAGCGCGTTCAGGCTGTAGCTAAAGCGGTTCTCATCTAGCAGAGCGGCTACCAGCATGGTGTCGATAATGCGCCCGTTTAGTTTGAACCCCATCCGGCGTATCCAGCCTGCATCATATTGTGCGTTGTGCATAATCTTGTCCGCCGGACACTCAAAAACTTTCTTGAGCCACTTGTTAACTATACGCTCGTCAAGATTGCCCCCGCCAAGGTGGCGAATGGGGATGTATCCAGCCCAGTCTGCAACAGCTACTGCGTAGCCTACAACTTCACCGTCACCGGTAGGCCATCCGGGCCCGTTGGTCTTGATGTTAGGGTCGCGGGTTTCTACGTCGATGGCTATTTGCTTTGCATCGAAGATGTCGGGTAGCTCAGCGGGTGGCACCCACTCGCTTTTAGGCCCGAACATTGTCATTTGTAGTGCCATCGTTTTTCCTAACTGCGGCCATTTCTGTGCCTTGGAGTATAACTGTCCAGCCCGTTTTTAAATAGTGGTCGAGCATTTCTATACGAATAAATTTAGTCATTAGTCTTCTCCTCCTAATGCGCCATAACCGCAGATGTCTATCCAGCTATCTTCATGGTCCGGTGTTACGGTGAGCCGCGCCAGTTTGACGGCAACCATGCACTGGTAGACTTGTGACACAGATACTTCCTTGCCCAGAAGCACTGACCACATTTTAGCAATGCGCTCATGGTTGTCGTGAGCATCGCCATAAGCTTTGGCCCGTGGGCCGTTGACTAGGCTCTCTGCCTTATTAAGAATTTCTTCGCGTTTCATTGTCGAGCTCTTCGTCTAATTTCTGAATGTACTTTCCCCAAAATTCGTCAATGTCAATTTTTGTGCTGGGACAGGTGTGGTAAAGCTTTTGCAACAAGGACGCCACCAAATTAGTGTGCGGTTTATGCCAGCCCACATCATTTAATTGATGTTCCGCAAGAATGCGAAAAGGCACGGGATCATTAGGGTCTACATCATAACGGCCTTTTGGTTTCATAGTCATATCCAATAACTCCTGTTCGTGTCTTCGGGCTCAACCAAGTAGAGGTTTTGCTTGGTTCTGGTGACACCGACGTAGAATACGCGGTGCAAATCATCCGGTGCGGATTCAGCCGCTTTGGCCGCCGCAGGGGACAAATCGGTGTAGAGCACGACGTTTTCTGCCTCGCCGCCTTTAGAGCCGTGGATCGTGGACAGTTCTATGCGGGGTATGGCGTTAAACTTTTCGCCGCGTCGTAGCAGAGCCGTGATGTACGCACGTTCGCCGCTGGGCATCTTATCCATAGCCTCGTGCCATATCATATCAACGGTAGCTACAAGGCCGTGGTCGCGTTGCAACTCTTCCAGTGAGACTGTTTCGTCGTCATCTAAGGCGGGTAATTTTTTAAATCCGCGCTTGACTCTATCTCCGACAGACATATAACTGTACACGGTTCGTGCGGCCTTGCCGGTAATACGCTTGCCCTTCCTCATTTGTTCCCAGCCATTGACGGCCTCGCTCAAACTTTCTGAGATTGACCGATACCCGCGACGGCTAAACAAGAAGCCCCTGCTTTTTAGATCACTTGCGGTAGCGTCGAGAAAGTATCCGGCTTGAGCCAGCACGAGCCACGATCCCTCAGAAAAATCTATCTGCCCCGTATCAATGATGCGCTGGACGTTACCTGCATCTTGGCGAGGTAAATAGGTCTTTGGTACGCGGCGATTGATGCGTTTGACTATGCGTTCGGCTAGTGGGTGTACGGAAGCTGGTACGCGGTAGGATTGCTCCAGCACTTCGTAGCCACCGTTGAGGCTAATAAAGTGTTCAACATCGGCACCCGCCCAGCGGTAGATGGCTTGGTCGTCATCTCCGGCGCAATATATGCGCTCTGAGTGTTGCTCCAGAACGTGAGCTACGTCCCATTGTAGAGGTGATAAGTCCTGTGCTTCGTCAATGAAGGTTAGTGCCAGCCGTGGGCAGAAGGCCGCGCCCTCTCGCACAAACACATCTAGCATATCTGTAAAGTCATACAGGCTAAATCGGTTCTTATATTCTATCAGGCTGTCTGCCACATACTTCACGTTGCTCCACGGCATATCCATGTGGCTTTCGTCGTACTGTTCGCGCAAGTCTACCTTACGCAGGCGGGCTAGGTTTATCAGGCTGATTAGCGGGTTACTGTTTTTGTTCAGGTCGAACAGTTCCTCGCCGCTAACTTGGGATGCGTCTACCCGCAGGTCGATACCGCCCAAGGCGTGGCCTAGCTCTTTGTAATGCTCTGGTTGCATTACCTGCTCTTGACGGATGCCGGACAGCTTCAAGGCGAAACTATGCAGAGTACGGAACCAAGGCAGTTGTGATTTATCTAGCTTGAACCGTGTGCAGGCACGTTCGACAGCTTCGTTAGCCGCTTGGCGGGTAAAGGCGAAGTAGCCGATATGCGCGGGGTCAACTCCTGCGGCAAGGGCCTCATCTACTTTGTTAAGCAGCGCGGTAGTCTTTCCCGTTCCGGGCGGGCCGTATATACGGAATATTTTAGTTTCCATCTTCTGGCCTATAGGGTTTTTCCCAATCCTTGGTGTGGTCCACGATAGCCTGTTGTTCGGCAACTATCTGATAGATGCGTTGGCGGGACAGGTTGTATTTGTCGGCTATTGCTTTGAGGGTGCGCTTTTCAATGACGCGATCCACATAGATAGCTTTATTTCGTTCAATCGACATCAGTTAACTCCTCTATGCTTTGTCCTTGCCGCACAAAAATTGGGGTTTCATCACCCATCCATGCTCCGACTACGTTGTAGTACATAAAGTCCACAGCCTCATCCATGCTCATGTTATCTCTTTCGCAAAGCACGGCTACACAGCGGTCAAAGTCGTAAACAGCTATGGTGGGTTGTCCGGCTCGTTCCCCTATCCCAAGTAAGGCTTTTTCAAATCCATCTGCTAATAACATTAAAAAGGTGCCTCCGTTTGCTTGGTGCCAAAGTTAGGTTTGTTAAAGTCTATATCGCCGGACTCAAAGGATGGGATTGTCCACACCCGAACAGGTCGTCCTTTTATCTTTAACAGCTTGCTTTCCCCGCCCCTGTCGCGTAGGCGTTGAGCCATCTTGTGCGTCTTGTACTCAAAGAACTTGTTACGCTTTAGGTAAGACTCAAAGTCTTTGAGACGGAAATAGGTCAGGCCCTCTTCTTCGTCAGTCCAAGGCCGCTTCAACAGAATTTCTTCCTTGTCCGCCGCTTTCTGCATATGAGCGCAGAACTCTTCCAGATAGTCGTAGAACTGACCGCTAATGCTGGCATCTTCTGCCACTTCCATTATCGCGCTCTCATTGTCTTTCATCTCGTTCATCAGGCCGCTGATGCGGTTTTCCCACACGATCTTGCTGACAGTACGAGGCATAAAGTTAAGTTGCTCCATACACGCCTTCTGAAACGTGGGCTGAGATTGCAAAGCTTCGGTGTCTAGCTCCAACGGCTCACCGTTTACGTCTAGGAACCAGACGGGCGGCACAGAGTCATACTTACGCAGGTTAGCTATGCTGGCCCCTTGTATAGCCGCACCAATGCCAAACTTACGGGTTTGGCAGAGCTCTTTGTTACAATGCGCGTTGATGGGAGCATCGCCGCATTTATAGGCGTACTCCTTCTTTTCTAACTGCTTGGCAACAATGTTGAGCTCGTTCAGCGGCAAAGGCGGAACAAGATACTCCATATTGTACTTCAGGATTTCGTTTTCCCAGCTATCCGGATACGCCTTGCGTAAGTAAACGCCTATGTTGAACAGGCCGTTATTGCGCCCGCCCTCGCTGATCTTTTCCTTCATCAGGAACTGCAAGCACGGTGGCCCGTCACGCATCGGCGAGGTTTCTGCCTCATCGCCTATCTGTAGCTTGGTCACCTGCTCTGGAGTCTGCTTGTGAGCTTCGTACAGGTCGATGAACTCGTCTAGGGTGCCGGAGGTGCCGTCATCTTTGATAGCGTAGCGTAGGCCGTCTTCTGCGTCGTAATAAGGCAGGTTTAGAAAGTTACCTACGTCGTCACGGTCTAGGTGCAGTTTAACCTGTTTTGGGAACACTTCGCTCCCACCGTAACCCAGCGCGGCAGATATCTGTTGCAGGGTGGCCTGCATATCTTTGGCATCTATCCACTCTGTGGTGAACAGAAAGCAGTGTGCGCCGCCGGACTTTGACCGGCAGACAACAAGGGGAAGCTTGAGCTTCCTAATTTTTTCAACAAGTAACTTATGGTCGAGCGGGTACTGGTCTACGTCGATACAGCCCCAGACGCATTTGTTTTCTTCGTTAATCGGGATAATTCCGACTGAACGGCCTTTACCAGACAGGTGCCCTTCCCAAAGCGCCGTGGTCCGTGTCTCGCGCACAATGGCGGCGCGGCCAGTATTCTTACCGTTAGCCTGAGTTTTTTCAATTTTATATGTGCCATAGGCTAGTTGTAGCCCATCAAATATGGCAGAGAATTTATCTACAGACATTGTTGCCCCCAAAAAGGATGAGGTGGCGAGATGAAAGCAGCTATCCGTCTCACCACCCCAACTGTTTTAGAACGGTACGTCGTCAGAGCTTTCTGCCCCGCCCACGCTTTCGTCCTGATGCTTTACGACAACGTCACCTTCGGTAATGCTCTTGGCAAACTCTTTGGCTCTGTTGTAGAGGTTCATCTCCTTTACGGGACCTTCGCGGCTCATTTCCCAACCGTGCCAGCTACCCTTGCTGTTCTCTTCAAGTTGTGTCTTGAGGAGATACACATGGCTAAAGCGTGGTGGTGTGAACGGGCCGTTCTTACCTTGCATGGTCAGCGACGAAATCATGCTGTTCCACTTACGCGACTTTTTAAGTTGCGTAGACTTCATAGCAATCAACGCGGTCTCTGCTGACCCGTCTTCATGGATGACGATAACAAAGTGCTGGTGTGTCTCTTCGATGTACTGACCAGAGCCGTCCATGACGTATTCTTTGTTATCTTCTGTTGAGCGTTCGGTCTTAGGCATGGCCTCACCGGGGCTATAAATAGCCGTTGGTGCGCCCGTACCTTCGCCTCTGGGGGCCCATTGGATGAACCGACGCTGGTAGGCTACCGGAATTACCCGAATGCCGTCCTTGCCCTTGTAAACGGCGTTTGTGACGCTATTCAGGATATCACCCTTGCGGGCATCTTCCAGATTATCAAGCTCCTTGCTCATGCCGCCCAGTACCTTCAGGAACGGCAGGGCAAGATCATCTTGACCCATATTCTCCAGACCAACACCAGCATCTTCTTCAAACATGGTAGGGTCGAACTGGACGATTTCGGCAGTTTTCTGCTCTGCTACAGCATTCTTTTTGTCAGCCATTTATTTGCTCCTCTTAACAACTGCACGTTGGCCTATGTAGGCTCCGAAAAGTTCCATCGGGAACTCGTCACCACTTTCCACCCGTTCTTTAACGAACGCACGGAGTGTCTGGGGGTGGATTTCAGTTTTCTGTTCGGCAAGGTAGCCTTGCTTTTCTGCAATGGCTTTGAAGGCCGACGCTTGGTCGTCTTCGCCCCTACCAAATTGACAGGCAACCGTATTTTTGATGATGTCGTCATACCCGTGGTCTCTCAGCCAGTCATATGCCGCTGGCCTGTTGTCTACGAGGATTGAAGCCCCGTAAGTTTGTTTGACGGTGACCTCAGAGCCGTCATCTAGTTTCATGCTAGCCAATCCAATTTCGGCTAACATAGTAGGCAGGTCTTCATCCGTCATTTTGAGTAAAACTTTCTTTTCCTCCTTGAGCTTTTGCTCAAGATCGGCAACTGCTTTCTCTTTGTCACGGATTGCTCTGGCCATGCCAGCAACCGTAGTCAGGTCACCTTGGTCCAGTTTTTCTACGGAAGTAGCTAGACTTTGTTCAAAGTCTTCTTCCATTTGATCGAAAATATCGCTCATCGCGTTTTCTCCTTCGTGGTTAAAGAGTCCTTTCGGCTCTTGACATTGTCATATATATGCTTATATTATCGCAGTGTCAAGGAGAAAAATATGCGGGATTACAAATTTAAGACAGAGCCGTTCGATCACCAGCGCAAAGCATGGGAAGACTCGTGGGCCGCGGACTATTACGCACTGTTCATGGAAATGGGGACAGGCAAGAGTAAGGTCGCGATTGACACCATTGGCGCATTATATAAGGCCAAGAAGATAAGTGCTGCTCTTATACTGGCACCAAAAGGCGTGTATGACAACTGGGTCAAGGGCGAGATACCGGCCCACCTGCCGGATGACATCAACCGTATGGTTGTGCGTTGGACGCCGTCTACCGCTAAAAAGTTTCAAGAAGAGATGAAGGAACTGGTGTACGAACCGTTTGACGGGCTGAAGGTGTTTGTAATGAACGTCGAGGCGTTGTCCACGCCGCGTGGCACCAAAGCGGCTTATATGTTTATGGTGAAGAACCCTGCTAATATCATGGTGGTGGACGAAAGCACCACTATCAAAAACCGCAAGGCTACGCGCACCAAGAACATAATGATGCTGGCTAAAGACGCTAAGTACAAGCGCATCCTGACAGGCTCTCCGGTGACTAAGTCTCCGATGGATTTGTTTAGCCAGTGTGTGTTCCTGTCAACAGAAGCTTTGGGATTTAATAGTTATTACTCGTTCCAGAACCGTTATGCGCTGGTACAAAAGCGCAAGATGGGCAACCGTGCGTTCCAAGAGATAGTGGGCTACCGTAGGTTAGATGAGCTCAACCTAAAACTAGACCGGTTTAGTAACCGCATACTGAAGGAAGAGTGCCTTGATCTGCCAGATAAGATGTATATTCGTCGCGACGTTGCCCTGACGGAAGAACAGAAGCGCGTTTATACGCAGATGAAAAAGTTAGCTTTGGCCAAGCTAGAAAACGGTGAACTGGCTACGACAGCTAGCGTCCTGACGCAGATCATGCGCCTACAGCAGATATGTTGTGGACATCTCCAGCCGGATGGCGGCGAAATACAGGCTCTGGATAGCAACCGCTTGAAAGAACTGATGGAGATTACGGACGAGTTACAGGGAAAGGCCATCATTTGGGCGTCATATACACATGACATTCAACAGATAGCTTCTGCCCTGCGCGACCGCTTTGGGCCCGAAGCGGTCGCAACCTATTACGGTGCGACGGAGCAAGATGAGCGGCAGGATATTGTTAATCAATTTCAGGACAAGTCTAACCCGTTGCGGTTCTTTGTCGGTCAGCCCAAAACAGGCGGATACGGCATCACCCTGACTGCGGCTAACACGGTCATATACTACAGCAACAGCTATGATCTTGAGATACGGCTTCAGTCTGAAGACAGAGCGCATCGTATCGGGCAGAAGAACAAGGTGACTTATATTGATCTTGTATCCCCTCAGACTATTGACGAGAAGATACTTAAAGCTCTGCGCGGTAAGATTGACTTAGCGGGGAAAGTATTGGGGGAAGATACTAGGGACTGGCTGTTGTAAAGATGCAATACCCTGTTGCATAGGTACAACACCGCCATACTGGAAACCAAACCCACCAAAGCCATAAGCTTCAGGATTACGCGCTACGTTCAATGCCGTGGTCATCATATTGCGATTGCTGGTTGCCCGCTGTTGTGCCTGCTCGTTAAACTGGTCGATTTCGTCTTGTGTAACTCCGGGCTGACCGGGAGCGGTAGGCTCTACGCCAGTAAAATCTTCTAGGCGGGGACCCTCATTGTACTTTCTTATCTGCTCATTATAAGCATCCAGATCAGCCTTGTACTGGTCATACATTCTGTTGTAGTCGTCAATCTGCGTCTGATAGCTAGACTGCTGAGCTAAATCCTCAGCAGTGTATCGGGCTGGTAGAAATATACGTCCTTGAGGTAAAGGCATTATCGTCTCCGTAAGCTAACGATGCCGCCGTTGGCAAACTTCATGTTATAACCCACACCAAATTGATCCCCGGCCATATTTGTACCGACACCTAACTGACCGGGTCCAACATTTACCGTAGGACCTGATACTCCGCTTACTCCGGGGGTAGAACCAAACCCGATGTTGAACCCACCAATGTTAGCTGAAGTGTCTATGCCCAACGCATTGGCCAAACCGCCAACGGTTTGTGGCGCGGTGGCCGCGGAGTACGCCTGCTCTGTATTTACCGGGGCATTTACGCTACCGATAGACAGGTTTGAGAAATCCGGCAAACTGCCTATACCAGACGACGTTGGTTGTGAGAAGCTTACCGCATCAAATGCGGAAGGCGCGGAAGGGGCCGTTGCCATTGACTGCGGTGCCGCATCAAATTGACCCGCCGCCAAGCGGTCTTGGAAATCTTGTACAGCAGGGTTTTTGGCATCAAGTGATTGTTGCGCGGCAGCCGACACTTGATCCATTGTCGCTTGTTGTGACGGCGACAAAGACGGAGCAGGGGCCGCCGCTCCGCGTCGTCCACCGCGAACAGGTTCTTGCTCGTCTGCACGTTGGTTTTGATTAGAATTAGAATTGGAGCTACCCCCAGAACTACCGCCACCATCACCGCCAAAGCAGTAAAACTTAGCTTCAAATTCGTCTAGGTGATCAAAATCATCATGGAGTCCGTCTGACCAACGTCTTTTATTAAACACAGCTTAGCCTCCGTCCCATAATATCTTCCTGTACCCCTGTAGCGTACCCTTTTTTCTTTCCGTTAGCCTGACGCAAGAAAGTCGCGCCATCGTATGGATAGACTTCAATGTAACGGCCCGTCAGTTCTTGTTGTACAAATCTACCTCT